CCGGTCCAGTTCGGAGGAATGTGAACAAGCGACGCTTCAGGGAAATGGTCGCCATTAATATTCGAGCCGAAGTATTCCCCAGCGCCCATGGCATTGACCAGGACGTACTGAGAACCGTTCTGCGGGCGCAGAGAGTTTATGTACTTCGTTACATCGGGCAGCAGACCCGACGAAGCACACTTCTCAAAAGCCACGTCAGACTTACCAAACAGCGGTATAGCGCTGACACCCTGCTCAGTCTGGGCAGCAAAGTGACTAAGCTTGAGCATTACCGACGCCGGCCTATGCCGCCTGCAGGCTGGAACTTCATGCCTACGTCGCTGCTGTCAGCATGTCTAGTCTTAGCATCAAGAGTAACGGTGCCATGGCCTGTAGCCATGCCGGCTGCTTCAAGAATCACGGTGCCCGCAGTTTGTGGGTTCTGCGACAATCTACGCATGTAGGTGCCTGCTATTACGGGGTCAGCTGTGAACTCCGGGGCCATGTTACGCAGACTTGTAAAGTGGCGATTGAACATCGCGGGATCAGCGGTGTGGAAATCGTGGAGGTCTGGGTTAGCCTCCATCATGACGCGGTAATCACGCGCCTTGGTGATGGCCCTGTAAATTTTATCGGCAGCCCTGGGAAGAACATATCCTGTGGCACCAATAAGTGCAGCGCCAGCCATGTGCCCACCTAGGCGACCTGGCGCGAGAACTTCCTTCGCACCCCTACCCATTTCCGAAAAAAAGCCTGCAGTCTTTACGCTGCCGTGTGCACTATCAAGATACTCATCAACTGGATTAGTCATCTTGCAGCCTCTTCAGTAATACATTCTGTTTGCGAGCTCGGCCTGCCGCGAGTACCAGGGTGTCGTGTACGGAATCCGACTAAGAACAGCGCCCTTCACGCCCTGTACTGCTGGGTTGTACTTAGCCCTGTCGTATACTTCATTCCCAGCCAACGCTACGGCCGCATGCGGAAGATGCCGAACGGCCCAGCCGACAGCCTTCTCAACACCAGGACTAGCACCAGCACCAGCGGCCAGACCTTCGGCCCCAAGGGCAGCACTATCCGCGAGGCCCTTCGAGGCCCGCCAGCCTTTGCCGATGAGACCAGCAACATCACCGAGCCTATTGCCTAAAAACTCGCCCCTTGCCCTAGCGAGAGACTGGCCGGCAACGTTTACTATCGCGTTCGCTGGGCTAGAGCTTGCTTGTTTGCAAAAGGTACTAACCTGGTCAAGGTGCTCTGCCACCTCCTCTGCTGCCAGGCGGTGTTCCGCCAACTTGACAGCAGTGTTGCAGTAGTCACTGAAACTCTGAACCAGCGGGTGCTGGGGATTGACAATCCCAGCGCTCGCCGTCTTCATCAGAGAATCTCCGATTGCGTCCTTGGACGGGAACACACCGTTCGATAGCAACCGTGGAGTTAGCTGCGTGAACGCCGCCTTCATAAACTCCGGCTCATCCGTGACCGTGCTCCAAGCAGCGATAAGCTGCCCAAGCTCTAGGCCACCAAGAGAGGCTTGTTTCACCTCGTAGAACAAGCGGTCGCCGACATCCGCAAACTCATTCTCAAAGGAAGAGACATCAGCCATCAGCGTCCCGTAGGTAGCTGACAGCTTCTCTTTGATGTTGATGATGTCTTGGTAGGGATCTGCGTAGGGCAGCGGCCTATCCTCAACACCAAAGGCTTCAGCCAGCTTGACCTCTTCAAGGCCAAGTCGATGAGCGTTGGCTTGGGCCGTCTTGAACACATCAGGCGGCGGCAGATTGTAATCCTGCGAGCTGCTGCCTGAATCAAAAACTGTCCCACCACCGCCGTCGTTCAGATCTTTGATTACGTCAGAGAAGTCAGCCGGACCTCCCTGGAACTCAACGACCTTGTGCTGCCCCTCTTTTCGAAACTCTTGGAGGTACGCGTCGGTATTTGCGAACTCGACGACGCGTCGAACCTGCTCAGGAGAAAGCCCAGCCTTCTTCACTGTTTCAACAACAGCTTCGCTGAGGGTTCTGTATTCGTTTTGGCAGTATCCGGCGGCTGCCGTCTTACCCAAAACTTCAAGATCTTCTCCAGACCGAGGCCTGGAACTGTTTTGTTGAAGTCGAATTGTCGATGGGAGATCGCTCATGAAATCCTCCAGCACTAAAATAACACATAACAAGAAGGACCAGAACTACAGCAACTTTTGGGCCATTTCGGGGATAAGAGTAATAGAAGCCCAAGGGATACTGTTCATGCCGAACATATCTTCAAGGGCACAAGGAGCACTATGAAGAATCTGAACGATGACGACTTGGTCGATGCGTGGAGCAAAGATCAACTTCCTCCGCCCGTGGTGGGGCGCAGCAAGGCGGCGGCGGCCAAGGCCGCCAAGGCGGAAGCGGCCGAGAAGGCCGAGATGCGCAAGGCCAAGACGGAAGCGGCCGAGGCGGAAGCGGCCGAGAAGGCCGAGATGCGCAAGGCCAAGGCCGAGGCGCACGAGGCCAACAAGCGGAAGGAGCTGGCCATCAAGGTCCAGTTCCTCGCCATGGGCCTGGGCCTGGCCCAGGAGCTGCGCCCGCTGGGCGTGGCGATGATTGCGGCGAAGCGCGAATCCATAGTCAAGGGGAGCGAGCGGGCAGAAGCGAGGCTCGACAAGTTCGCGAGCATTGAGAGCGAACTGCTCTCACGGCTCGTGACCGCGACCTCGCCCGATGAGCTGCGGGAGGTCGGGCGCAAGCTCGACATCCTGGGAGTTCTGCGCATGCCCATCGCGCCGCAGCCGCAGGAGGAGTGACTGAAGAACGCGTTCTTCGAAACGGGCCCAACTGGGGCCGTTTCTTTAGCCTCAAAGACCGCAACTTTTAGGCATTTCCGGGGATAAGGATAATAGAAGGAACGACGAAAGCCTGCGCTGCCAGTGCGCAGGGAGTACTCGTTCTGGGAGAAGAAAGACGTATCTGGCGGGGAGGAAGGCATGTGTATACATATGCCTCCTCTTTTTAGCCTCAACCCTGGTCCAGTGTTCCACCAGGACTTCCGTAAGTCTGTAGTCCGAACCCTCGCTTATCTTCTTTGCGCGGGATGATTACATCAGGTCGTGGCTTCACAAGCATCGAGGCTAAGAAGCAATAGAGCAACGAGTGGAATGTGTCGTCCGGCTTGTCTACAGAGTGCTGGTACTGAATCAACTTTAGCGTCTCGTTATACTCGCTGTAGATGTTCAGCATGTCCTGGGCGAAAGGATCTTTGAAGTCCTCCCAGCGAGGGAACTCAAAGACCTTGTTACTCGTGCGCTTGATGGCGTTGAGGATGTCGCTCATGATCTCAGTGCGGTGCACCTTGAACCTGCCGAGCTTCGTGTCCCACTCGAGCTTTCTTTTTGGCCTGGAGATGTACTGGTACTTCCAGACACGGCGATTACCCAGCCGCCGAATGAGCCAGTCGTTACGGTCAAAGCCTCCGCCGTAATCAGTCCCTACAACGGCTACGTTGAAGTAGTTGATTATCTCCATGATCTTTTCTAGCTGGATCTCTGGAGAGGTATCCTGACCTGTGAAGCGGTGCGCAAAGATAACCCTGAAGCGCATGTTGATGTACGTAGCCAGCGTCAAAACTGTATATGAGTTTTCGCCGGTCCCCCAATCGAGCCCCATGAAGAACGGCTGCGAGTACGAAAGCTGTCTGTAGTTCTCGTAGTCCACCATGTGCAAATCGGGGTTGCAGTTTGCCTGTACCTGCCCCGTTGTCAGCGGTCGTAAGCCACCATCAAAAGATATGCCTAAGACCTCGTTGTAGAACTTGTCCCGAGGGTAGCGCTCATAGTCGAGAAGGATTTCGTTATAGGGCTTCCACGGAACCATCAACTGCGGAATATGGAAGCTTTCAAACGCAGCCTCTTTTACCATCCGGGCCCACTGGGCATCCGGGTGCATAGGGGTTATTTCTTTGCCGCAGCGGTCGCAGATCAAGCTCTTACGGCCAATATTTTTCTCCCCAAGCACGTTCCAATACCGACCGCCGGCACCCTTGGCGTTAGAGCCACAGCCGTCGCAAGGCACTACCCATTCGCCCTGTGTAGAGAAGCGATCTCTGTAGTACTCGATCGTATTGTCTAGGCTCTTGGGCGTCCCTGAGTAGATGAAGCGTTTCCACCTCTCAGGGGCGTGCGCTAAACACTGCTCAATGACGGGTATGTTCTCCGCCAAGATATCCTGAAGCTCATCAAGCGATAGCTGCCATGCCGGGATTCCGCGTGTACGGTCAGCGTTCAAGTACGCATAACGCAGCGTGATTCTAGATCGATTGACGAACTGCTTCTCAAGGATGTTGCTCGAGAGCATCCGAGTGGTGAAGCGTTTCAATACAGGGCTGGTCTCCAGCGGCTCCCTGATTCTGTCCGCGCTGAAGGTCTTGGTCTGCGTCGCTGAAGGCGAGACGTAGAGCACGCGATACCCAGGCACCATGCACATATACGTCAGCGCAATGTTCCCAATCAGTGTCGACTTCTCAACCTGACGTCCACATATCAACAGCAAACGCTTTGCCGACGTATCGTAGATACGCTTCATGTGCCTGCGCCCCTCGAAGGTGAAGGGCTTGTAGCTTAGGTCATCTGATGGGTAGTAGAAGCCGTACTCAGCAAACTTCGAAGGCCGTACTCTTGCCTTCGCCGGTAGACGATGCAGCGCCTTCTGTACTACGAAAGGATTTTCGGCATACTCTTCTTCTGGGTTCCAGAATACCTTGCCCACCTCGGCAGCCTGAAGCTCCTCGTCAGATAAGGGCCGCTCCCACTCATCCTCGCCTTCTTCCCCTGGTCGAACTAACTCAGCAGCCATGTGGATTGACGAACTCCGTGATTCTTTGATGCGCGCAGGCAATCACATTGCTAGTGACTACCCCGCGCATGTAACACCGGACGACGACGGGCAACACGCCTTCATAAAGCTCTGGCACGCACTACCTAGCGAGGCCAAGGCGCCCGTGACGCGATACATCAAGGCATTTGCCGCAGAGGCAGATCAACGAGT